CGCCATCAGCGGTCCCGGCATCCCCTCCGGTTCGACCATCCTCTCGGTGGTGCCGGGAACCAGCGTGACGCTGGCAAACAGCGTCGTCGCCAATTCGTCGACGAGCGGCGTCTACAACATCGGCCCGGGCGCGATCTCGATCCCGTCGAACAAGGTGAAGTTCTTCCCGGTCGGCGGCAACGACATCTTCCAGGTCGCTTACGCGCCCGGCGAGAGCTACGAGTGGATCAACACGCTCGGCAAGCCCGAATATGTGCGGATGATCCCCGACCGGGATCGCAACGAGTGGATCAAGGCCGAGATGACGAGCTATCCGCTCCACATCTGCACACGCCCGGAGACGCTCAACAGCGGCACGATGGACAGCACTGCCGACTAACGTCGGTACGGCGGAGTAAGCGCTTGCGCCGCTCCCTCACCCGGCGCTTCGCGCCACCCTCTCCCGCGGTGCGGGAGAGGGAAGAAGGAGCGATCCCGCGATGGCCCTCGATCTCGACGCTCTCGTCAACGCCGTCGCGGCCAATCCGGCGCATTTCGCGGTCCCGATCACTTACACGCCGACGGGCCGTGCGCCGATTAATACCACCCCCGGCGGCGCCCCGCTCACCGGCATCTTCGACGATGCTTATGAGGACGTGAGGCTCGGCAGCGATGGCGTGCCGGTCACATCGGTCAAGCCGGCGGTCGGTGTCCAGCTCTCGGCTTTGGGCGTGACGCCGGCGCAGAACGACCAGGTGAGCGTCAACGGCAGTGTCTACATGGTGAACGACGTCCGCTTCGACGGCTTCGGCTGGGCGCAGCTCATGCTTAGCCTTGCCGCGGGCTGAGGGAGATATTCGACATGGCAAAACCTGTATCCGTCCAGACCGTCGCCGTCCATCCGCGTCCCGGCGTCACCATTCATCTGCCGGGCGGCGTGCACGGCTTCACGTCGGGCCCCGTGCCGATGCGGGCGGATCACGCCAAGGACCTGGCGAAGCACGTCATGACCGAAGACGAGTACGCCGCGGCGGTTGCCGCGGCGCAGGAGAAGGCGGCCGCCGATCTCGCGGCCGCCGAGGCTGAGGAAAAGTCGACGGACGCGCAGGCCTGATAGGCCATGGCATTTTCGGGGCCGCCGCGTCTCCTGCTGCGCACCGCCGCGCTCAATGCGCTGGCGACGGCGGCGGCGAATACGGGAGATCCGGATTTTGCGCCGATCGCGAGTGCGCAGATCTTTCTCGGCCAGACCTGGCCGTCGCAATCGCCGGAGGCGGGGAGCGGGCCGCTCCCGGCGCAGCTCCTGCTCTATGCCTGGGAGGAGAACAGCGAGAGCCTCTCGGGCAACATGACGGCGCCCAAATTCAAGACGACGCTGTCGCTCGTCGTCGAGGCGCGCACCGAGGTGAACGCCGCCGCCGCCCAGGCCGTGCTGCCGGCGCAGCCGTCGCAATTGCAGATCGATGCGGCCATCGACGGCGTGCTCGACCTCCTCTGCTTCGCGGTCAAGAAGGCCATCTGCCAAGGCATCCGCGTCGCCGTGCAGTCGCTCTTCGGCAAGCCTGTGATCGAGGCGATCCGGAGCGTCAAGACCACCTATAAGCTTTCTCCCGATGGGCAGCGCATCGCCGGCAATGGCGGCGTGCTCTTCGACCTGGAATTCGGCGAGTTCTTCGAGCCGATTCTCCCCAATGCGCTGACCGAGCTCACGATCCTCTTGAACCCCGAGGCGGGCGGCGTCGCCAACTCCGGCAATGTCGGCAACGGCACGATCTCGAGCGTCGCCATCGGGCTCGGCGCGGTCCCAGGCTCCTACGCGGTGGCCTTCACCTCGGCGACGGCCTTCACCGTAACGCCGCCCTCGGGCGGCATCGGCGGCAGCGGCGTGGTCGGCACGCCCTATAGCGCGGGTGGGCTCACGTTCACCATCACCGCGGGACGCACGGCTTTCTCCACTGGAGACGGCTTCACAGTCTTCGTCCAGGTCATCACGCAGACGATTTTGGACCTCAACGCCTAGCGAGGACACGCCATGGGAGCGATCCCGTTTTCGCAGATACCGCAAACGAACCTCACGCCGTTCTATTTCGTGGAGTTCGATAACAGCAACACCGGCGTCGCGGGGAATGCGCCGCAGAACTCGCTGCTCGTCGGGCAGACGATCAACGCCGTGCCGGCGACGATCGTCTATGTCCCCTCGGCCAACTTTGCCGCCAACCTCTTCGGCGCGGGATCCATGCTCGCGCGCATGGCCGCCTGGTACTATGACGCGGATCCCGAAGGGACGCTCTACGCCTTCCCGTTGGCGGACGCCGGCGGCTCGGCCGCGGCGACGGGGACCTTCGCGTTTGCCGGCACCGCGACGGCGAACGGCACGCTCTTCCTGATGATCGGCGGCGAGGAGGTGCAGGTCGGCGTCACGACGGGCCAGACCGCGACGCAGATCGCGACCGCCTGCGTCACGGCGATCAACGCTTTCACCGACGTGAACGGCATGTTCCTGCCGGTCACCGCGACGAGCTCGACCGGCACCGTCACGCTCACCGCGCGCAACAAGGGCACGGTCGGCAACACGATCGGCCTGGCGCTCAATTTCTACGGCTCCGCGAACAACGAGTCGACGCCCGCCGGCGTCACCGTCACCGTCACCGCCATGGCGTCGGGTGCGACGGATCCCGACCTCGCCGGCCTCGCCGCGGCGATGGGCCAGACGAATTACGACTTCATCATGATCGGCGGCTATACCGAGACGACGCAATTGAACGAGGTGCAGACCGCGCTCTCCTTCAATGGCGGCCGCTGGGGCTATGCGCAGCAGCTCTTCGGCCATGCCTGGACCGGGTTCCAGTCGACGGCCGGCGCATCGGGCACCGATCTCCTGACCTTCGGCGCCGGGCGGAACGACCCGCACACTTGCGTCATTGGTTACGAGCAGGCCTCGCCCTCGCCGACGTCGGAGGTTTGCGCCGCCGGTGTCGGCGCCTTCGCCCAGGCGTCGAAAGCGCAGCCGGCGCGGCCCGAGCAGACGCTGGTGCTGCCCGGCATCGTCGCGGCGCCGACCTCGTCGCGCTTCGGCTTCAACACCGTCAACACGCTGCTCTCGACCGGCATCGCGCAGCTGACGGCGCAGCCGGGCGGCGGCCAGCAATGGCTGCGCAGCGTCACGACCTATCAGCAGAACAGCTTCGGCCAGACCGATCGCTCCTATCTCGACGCGAGCGTGCTGTTCATGATCATGTTCTATGTGCGCCAGCAAAAGGCCAACCTGACGCAGAAATTTCCGCGCGCGATCCTGGTGCAGAACGGCACCAGCTTCGGCCAGATGGCCAATTTCGGCAGCGACACGCCGGTCATCGTCACGCCGAACATCCTCGAGGCCGAGCTCGTCTCCTTCTACACGCGGATGTGCCCGGGCGGCGACCTGCCGACGATCGTCCAGGATCCGGCTGGCTATGCCGCAGGTCTGCAAGTGCAGATCAACGGCCTCAACCCCAACCGCGCCGACATCCTCGACGATCCCATCTTCGTCGGCGGCCTGCGCATGATCGCGGTGCTCAACCAGTTTCGCCTGACCGACCCGCCGGCAGGCGGGTAGGTCATGGCGGGCGGGCGCCAGCGCGACGCGTAGCGTCGTCGCGGAAGCCCGCACCCATCAGAACTTACTCCTCTCTGTGCCGGCTTTCGCGGTTGCTCACGCAACCGCTGGCGCCGGCCAAAAATTCCAAGGGGAATTTTTATGACCATCGGCCCGACCGGCGGCACCGCCTATCTCAAGATCAACGGCCTCCAATACGAGCTGCGCGGCGAGCTGGAGATCCAGCCCAACACGACGCAGAACGAATGGATCGCCAACCAGGACACGACGCAGGTCTTCACCCAGAAGGCCATCACGCCCTATATGGCAATGAAAATCTCCGACAGCGGCGGCCTGTCGGTCCAGCAACTGAACGCCGTTCAGGGGGCGACGATCACGGCCGAGCTGATCAGCGGCAAGGTCTATTCGCTGCAGCAGGCTGCGACCTGGGGCGAGGTCAAGCTCGACACCGAGAAAGGCGAGATCACCGCCAAGTTCGGCGGCAACGCCTGTTATGAGAACGTGACCTAGGCGAACGCGCTACGCGCGTTCGGCCGCGGCGGGCGCCAGCGGCGCTCTTGCAACCGCGAAAGCCCGCACCTGAGCAGAACTCACGCCATCCTGATCTGTGCCGGCTTTCGCGACGATGCTTTGCATCGCGCTGGCGCCGGCCCAAAAATCCAAGAGGATTTTTATGGAGAAAATCGTTTCACTGATCTCACCGATCGAGGCGCATGGCGAGAAGCTCACCGAACTGAAGCTCCGCCGTCCCACCACGGACGAGCTCATCATCCATGGCCAGCCTTATATCGTGCTCCCGTCGGGCGGCGGCGCCGTCAAGGCGGATTACCGCGCCTGCGCCGGGCTGATCTGCGCGATCTGCGCCATCCCGCCCTCGGCGCTGGCGAAGATCGATGCCGCCGATTTCGACGAGCTCGCCATGGTGCTGGTGGGTTTTACGCGCGGCGGGCTGGGCGCTGGAAAGACTGCGCCTGGATCCCGCGCGCCGAGCTGATCGATCGCGCCTGCGACGTCGCCTGGTGGTGGAAGCTCGACCCGAACGCTGTGATGGCGATGCCCTGGGAGCGGATCGAGCTCCTCGAGGAACAGGCCCGGCGGATTTCGAAGCGCATCCATAAAGAGTGACCGATGGCCACTGACGCCACTCTGCGCGCGATCATCACGGTCCTCGATCAGACCGCGGCGCCGCTCCATGCGATCTCGCAGCGCTTCGAGCATCTGACGAGCCCGCTCGCGCATCTCGGCTCGCGGCTCTCGGAGATCGGCGAGGCGACCGGGCTCGCGAAGCTGGGCGAGCATGCGGCGCAGAGCTTCGAGCGCGTCAAGAAGCTGGGCGAGGGGATCGCGGAGCTGGCGGCGCCGCTCGCCGCACTGGGCGGGGTCGCCTCCGTGGCCGGCCTTGTCGAGATGGCGAAGTCGACGGCCGAGTTCGGCGAGAAGCTGAAGCTCGGCGCGATCATCACGGGCATGTCGACCGAGGCGCTCTCCGGCTGGCACTATGCGGCGCAGCTCGCGAATGTCGACGCCGAGCAACTCGATCACGGCTTGCAGTTCCTCAACCGCAGCATCGCCGAAGCCGCGATGGGGAAGTCGAAGGACGTCGAGGCGATCTTCTCGCGCATGGGCCTGCAGAATACGCAGGGACATCTCGTCGGCACGGCTCAGGCGCTCCGCGCGATCGCTTCCGAGGCGAAGCACCTCGTCGACAGCGGCCAGGTGCAGCTTGCCGACGACATGATGGCGAAGCTCTTCGGCGCGCGCCGCGGCGCCGAGCTGCTGCCGCTCTTCTCGCAAGGGCCGGAAGCGATCGGCAAGATCCTCGAAGAGGCGAAGGCGCACGGCATCTCCTTCACCAATGAGCAGGTCGAAGGGTCTGCCCAATTCATGGACGCCTGGAAGAACATGGCGGCGTCGGTCGACGGGGTCCGCTATGCGATCGGCAATGAACTTTTCCCGATTCTCACCCCGATTATCAAGAAGACGACCGAATGGATGGACGCTAACCGTCCCTTGATTTCGAGCACGATCAGGGATGCCGTGGTGCGGCTCGGCCACGACATCAAGGTCACGGGCGAATGGGTCGGATGGGTCATCGACATGGTGGGCGGCGTCGAGCCGGCGCTCGGCATCGCCGCGATCGCCTTCACCGGGCTCGGCCGCTCGGCGGCGCTCGCGGCGGTGAAGTTCGGGCTCTTTCCCGTGGCGGCGCTCGTCTATGACTTCGCGCTGCTGATCCCGACCATCGGGGGCGCCGCGGATGCGTTCGCAGCCTTCGACCTGGTGATCGCCGCCAACCCCGTCGGCGCCGCGATCATCGCCGTCGTCGCCCTGGGCGCCGCGGCCTATGAGCTCTACGAGCATTGGGACGCGGTGAGCACCTGGTTCTCGAAGATGTGGAACGGCCTGCCGGGGCCGGTGAAGACGGCGATCGAGGACATCCTGGCGGTGACCGCGCCGCTGATCGCCGTCCCGGTGCTGATCTATCAGCATTGGGAGGACATCGTCCGCGTCTTCCACGAGCTCGGCGCCGCGATCGACAGCGTCCACCTGCCGGACTGGATGACGTCGCTGGTGACGCCCGATGCGGCCGACGCGCATGACGAGCGGATGCGCACCCGCTTCCGCCCGCGCGCGATCGACGGGACGCCGCTGACGTCGCTCCCGGGATCCGGGGGTGGAGCGCCGTCCGAGCGGAGTGAGACGGCGGTCCGCATCGACATGACGGGCGTCCCGAAGGACGCAAAGGTGAGCGTCGATACCAAGGGCGATCCCGACCTGAGACTGAATGTCGGCCACGCGATGAATTACTGACATGGCAAGCTGGCGCGACAATCTCCAGCAGGGTTCCTGGCGCGGGCTGAAATTCTTCGTGCGCGACACGGGGAACCCCGCGGGACAGCGTCTCGCCGTCTTCGAGATGCCCGATTCCGACGCCGTGGTCGTGCAGGCGCTGGGCCGCGGCGTCAAGGAGTACCGGCTCGAGATCTACGTCGCCGGCGACGACTACATGGCGCAGCGCGACGCCATGGAGAAGGCGCTCGACCAGGACGGTGCCGGGACGCTCATCCATCCCTACAAAGGGCGCCTCCAGGCCTATGCGAAGCACCCTGACTGCCGCCTCAAGGAACTCTGGACCCAAGGCCGCGCCGCCTTCTTCGATTGCGTCTTCGTCGAGGCGAGCACGCAGCAGGCGCCGGCGCAAGCGACGAGCACGGCCGACACGTCGGAGAGCACGGTCGCGGCCGCTTCGCCGCTCATCGCGGCCAATTACGCGCCCGCTTTCGACGGCCAGAGCACGCCGGTGCAAAGCGCGTTCACGGCCGCCCTCGCGACGGTGCAGACGACGATATCCGCGGCGCTCACCTTCGCCGGCGCGGCCGCTTCGCAACTCTCCGACGATCTCGACGCGCTCCAGGCGCTCGACCCCGATGACGCGCTGGGCTACGCCGAGCAGCTCGCGACGACGCTCGCCGATTACGTCGGAAACGTCGTCGCGAGCTTCACGCCGGTGCTCGATTCGACGCTGGCGCCCGGCTTTCAGGACCAGACGCGCCTGCCCGACCTCCCCGGCGATCCGAGCTACGGCCTGGGGACGCTCGCAGGGATATCGGCGACGCTGATCCCGGATTACGCGACCGGCACGGTGCTCGCGAATTGGCAGACGCTGGGGACGCTGCTCGAGGGCAGTGCGACGGCGGCATTGGTCGCGCTCTACGCGCAGACGAGCTTCGCCTCCTCCGACGATGCCGACACGGCGCGGACGCAGGTCAACGGCTTTATCGTCGCGCAGATCGCGGCCTCTTCCGGAAACGACCCGCTGATCGGCGCCTGGCGCGGCGTCCTCACCGCGGCGGTGACCGACCTCACGACGCGCGCCAAGCAGGTCCCGAGCCTCGCCACGCTGACGACGCCGGCGCCGATGCCCGCGCTGGTGCTGGCGCAGCAGCTTTACCAGGACGGGACGCAGGCGCCGGTGATCGTGCAGAGGAACGCCGTGCCGCATCCGCTGTTCTGCCCGCAAACAATCGAGTATCTGCAGCCGTGATATTCCTGAGAGATCCCCTCACCCGCCTCGCTGCGCTCGGCACCCTCTCCCGCAATGCGGGAGAGGGAGGGACCCGCCGCGCAGCGGCGGGAGGGTGAGGGAACCTCTAAGGAATGACCGTCACGCTCAAGGTCAACGGACTGAACTGGACGGATTGGGAGAGCGTGACCGTAAAGCGCGGGCTCAAGACGGTGTGCTCCGGCGCGCAATTCGAGACGCCCGGCGAGCTCGTCCCGGCCATCCTTCCCTTCATGCCGTGCACGATCAGCGATGACGCCGATCTCCTCTTGACCGGCTATGTGATGAAGGTCGGCATCAACGTCGCGGCGCGGGCGACCAAGACGACGATCACCGCCAAAAGCAAAACGGTCCAGCTCGTCCACTGCAAGCCGCTCGGGCTTTTTCCGACGACGCAGTTCAACGGCAACACGCTCGACGCGATCGCGCGGGCGATCTGCGCGAAGCTCGGCATCACTGTGGTGATCGGTGCCGGCGTCGTCATCGGCGACGCCTTTCCCGACGCCACGTTCGGCGACGAGACCGCCTTCGCCTATCTTGAGCGCCTGGCGCGGCAGCGCGCGGTGATGCTCACCGACGATGCCAATGGCGATTTGGTGATCACGACGGCGGGGACGGCGCGGGCGCCGGCGAGCCTTGTCATGGGCGGCGACAACGCGAATGTTCATGAGGCTTCGGGCGCGCTCGACGGCGAGCAGCGCTTCAGCATCTATCGCATCCTCTCGCAAGCGGGGATCGCCCAGACGGGAAGCGAGCCGCTGACCAGCGTCGAGGGCCAATTCGCGGATCCGGGCGTCCCGCTGTTCCGCCCCTGGGCCAAGATTGCGGAGAGCGCGCTCTTGCCCGGCGATGCGCAGAAGCGCGCCGCCTGGGAAGCCGCGCATCGCCTGGGCGAGGCGACGAAAGCGACCTTGACGGTGCCGGAATGGCGCGCCGGCGGCGTGCTCTGGCCGATGAATGTCGTCGCGAAATGCCAGGTGCCGCGCCTGGGCATCAATGGCGATCTCCTGATCGCCGATGTCGCCTATGTCTTCGATCACGCGGGAAAGCGCGTGCAGCTCGGCGTCGCGCCGCCATCCGCTTACGCGCCTGAGCCGGCCGTCCCTCCCACATCCGGCGGCTGGGGACAGATTATCAACGTCACCGGCCCCAACGCGACGCAGCCGCTATGATCGACGCGCTACAGGCACTCGGGTCGCGGATCGCCGCGGCGGTGACGCGCGGCGTCGTCGCGCTCGCCGGCTACAGCCCGACGGTCAGCCGGATCATGATCCAGGTCTCAGGCGGCATCGCCGGCGAGACGCTGCAGAATGTCGAGCTGATCCAGCCCTACGGCCGGACGGCCAATCCGGACAACGGCGCCGTGATCGTGCTGACGGTGAACGGCCATCGCGATCACAAGGTCGCGCTCGGCGCCGACAATCCCGCCTGCCGCATCGCCGGTCTCGTGCCCGGTGAGTTCGGCGATCAGGACAATCAAGGGCAGCAGATCGTCTTCAAACGCACGGGCATCGTCATCAATTCATCGCTGCCGATCACCATCAACAGCGGCGGCCCCGTGACCATCACGGGCTCCAACATCTCGCTCAATCCCTGACGCGATGCGAAGCATCGTCGTCGGCGGGCGCCAGCGCGACGCGAAGCGTCGTCGCGGAAGCCCGCACAGAGAGGGGCTAGCTTAATTCTGCTCTGTGTGCCGGCTTTCGCGGTTGCAAGAGCAACCGCTGGCGCCCGCCAAAAATTCCAAGAGGAATTTTTTGCCACTCGCGAACAACGTCACCGCCAAGGATGCGAGCCTCAACACGATCACCTTCACGACGGATGCGTGGAACAGTGATCCCTCGGGCGCGTCGCAGATGTCGGTCATCAAGGCCGGCTGGGGCTCGCGTGGCACGACCTACAACATCACCGACGACATCACCGGGCAACGCTGGCCCGTCAAGCTCGGCGAGATCGCGGCCGGCCTGGTGCTCCCCGTGTCGCAGAGCGGGAGCTGGAGCACGGGGCGCACCTGGTCGCTCTCCGCGGGCGGCGACAGTGTCACCGTCACCGGCACGGTCGGGATCTCCGGCACCGTCCCGGTCTCGGGCTCCGTCAGCATCTCGAACTTCCCGGCGACGCAGGCGATCACCGCCGCGGCGCTGCCGCTGCCGGCGAACGCCGCGCAGGAGACCGGCGGGAACCTCGCGGCGATCGCGTCGGCGCTCGCCGGCACGCTGGCCGTCGCCGGAGCCGTCACGGCGAGGATCCAGGACAGCAATGGCGCGGCGATCGCGTTGGGGCAGACGCTCGCCGCGGCGTCGCTCCCGATGGTCGAGGCGCTCGACCAGGTCACCTTCGTCGACCGCACGCTGCGCCAGGACGCGGACCTCTCTCTGATCGAGAGCCGTCTCGTCGCGTGGCAGGCGATGACGACGCGCGGCAGCGGGCGGATCGACCATTCATCGCGCGGAACCAGCTTTGGCAGAGGGATGAGATGACATGCCGGTAGCAGAAGGCTTCGTCCAGGAGCTCGCCGAGCTCGCCAGCAAGGCCCAGCTCGAGGCGCGCCAGACATTCCTGCAGAGCCTCGCCATCGATCCGGTCGCGCCGGTCGGAATGGAGCTGTCGCGCGCCGGAAGGCGCTTCCATATCGCCTATAACGGCACGGCGCCTACCGGAATCGCGCCGGTCCAGGCCTGGCCGACCACGGCGGCGCAATGGGCGATCTGGAACGGCGATAGCGCGAAGTCGCATGTCTGGGAGACGCTGGGCGTGCTGCCGCAATCCGGTACACCGGGCGTCGGCGGCGTGCTGCTCGCCTGCATCTTTCAGGCGCCGGCGGAAACCGGCTTTGCGACGGGCCTCGCCGTTGCCAGCGCGTCGAGCAGCGCGATCGGCAGCAAGGCCTCGATCAAATCCGGCGTCACGGTCACCACACCGGCCACGCCGTCCTGGTTCGTCGTCGCGGACAACCAGCCGGGCGCGGTCGGCGCCGGCATCGCCGGCAACCAGATCGTCAACCGCGGTCTAGCCGGGCGCATCATCGTGCCGCCGAACGCCGGGCTCGGGCTTGCCGTCCTAGCGCTCGCCGGCACCACGCCGCTATTCGTTCCCTATGGCGAGTGGAGCGAGCTGGTCCTGCCACTCAAGTAGTCCGCGCGTCGCATGTTCGCTGCCCTCTATGAATTCTTTTTCTCGCTCTGGGCACGCACCAGCACCGCGAAAGCGGTGGCGCGCCAAGGCGATCCGCTGAGCCGCGGCGGAACGATCACCGGCGCATGCTCGCCCAATGTCACAGCGAACGGTCTCGCGGTGGCGCGGCTCGGCGATACCGTCACCTGCGCCATTCATGGGGCGCAGACGATCACCTCGGCGAGCGGGTCGGTGACGGTGAACGGGCTGGGCGTTGCCCGCGTGGGCGACACACTCTCCTGCGGGGATACGATTAGCGGGGGAAGTCCGAGCGTTGTCGCAGGCGCGTGAGCGCGTAGCGCTCATCGGGGGCAGGCGCCAGCGGTTGCTCTTGCAACCGCGAGAGCCCGCACCGATCAGAACTTACTCCGCTCTGTGCCGGCTCTCGCGGTTTGCTCCGCAAACCGCTGGCGCCGGCCCAAAACGCCGGGGATAGATTTGGACTTTCTAACGACGTTCTCACCCGCCGGCGTCCTTGATTGGGCCATAGCTAACGGCGATCTCGCAAGTGACGGCGGGCTCGATACGGCGGTGGCGATCTCGCTTCTCACCGACCGGCTCGCCAATGACGACGATGTCCTGCCGGACAACAGCGGCGACCGGCGCGGATGGTGGGGCGATGCGTATCTGCCGCCGCTGGCGGACGGCACGCCCGATCACATGGGATCGCGCTTCTGGGTGCATCTGACGCGCGCGCTGGCGACGCCGGAGACGGCGCTCTTTGCCCAAGGCGACGCGCAAGAAGCGCTCGCCTGGATCGAGCAGGACGGCATCGGGACGGTGACGGTGCCGCTGCCGACCTATCCGGCGCCCGGCTTCATCAAGATCCGCGCGATCATCGCGCAGCAAACCTCTTCCGGCGTGACCAACACGACCTACGAGACGGTGTGGAACATGAACGCCGGTACTCCCTCGTCCTTCGGCATCGTTCCCAACCTGTCCT